AGCATTAAATCTAACTTGAACCATTTGTGTAGAAGCATCTTGTTGTGGATATGGACGAAGATCCCACGCAATGTCCAATGAAGATCCTGTTGTTGCATATGTAATTCCAGTTCCTGTACTCCAAGTAGTCCAATCCCATCCTGCTATAGAAATAGATGGAGCATTTGGTGTTGCCCAATAATTAGAACCTTCGTTAACTCCAAATGTAATTGTTGCATTTGAACCAACATAAACGTTGCTATATAGTGTGCCACCCATTTGTAAACTAAATGGAAGGTTCATTAAAATACCAGCATCATCTACTCCAGCAAGAACATTTGTTGTAGTGCCAATAGTTGCTTGTAAATTATTTACTGCAGTTTGAGCATTATCAATTGCTATATTTGCTTGAGTAAGTTCGGTTTGTGCTGTTGTTTGTGCTGTTGCTGCTATTGTTTTTGCTACAACGGCTTCGGATATTTCTACTTGAGCAGTTGATGTATCAATATTATTTATAGAGGTTTGGGCTATAATAACAGTATCTTTAGCATCTTGAACTACTTGCGAACCTTGATCTGTTGGTGTAACAGATAAATTTATATTATTAATTGTTGCAGTTGCTGTATCTACTAAGGCTACATCTGATTGTGCTATTGCTATTGTGGCTGTTACTGTATCTACCGCTGCTTGAGCCTCTACTCTTTCAGCAACTGCTACTGCTATAGTGGCTGTGGCGGTATCTGTGGCTGCAATAGCCTGTTGAACCTCTATAGTAGCCGTTGCAATGGCTGTATTGACCGCCTGTTGAGCAGGGCTAACAACAACTTGTTCTTGATTTTCTGTAGCATGAGCACGATTAGGAGACATTATTCCAAAAATTGTTAAACATAGTCCCACCCCAAAGGCTAATATTAGTCTTCGTTTGAGGTTAGTCAATTGAGTGGTGGTCTCCAATGTGTAATTATATTAGCAATTATACCATTTTTTATAATAAAAAAGAGGGTAGAAATTAATCTACCCTCAATTTTACAAGGAGTTCGTTATGCTTTTACTTTCTTTTGAATCTTAAGAACTAGATTCGTAAGAGTTGTAATTAAAGTTTTTAACTGTGCCACTGTTACTGCTAATGCAGCCACTGCAGCAAGTGCCTGTGATGCTGAATCAGTAACTGTTGCAGTTGCAGTAACTTTAACTTGTCCTGCTGTTGGAAGATCAGATCCACCAGTTGCAGAAACAGTTACAGTACCAGCGCTTAGTGGCATGAAAACCTTATAAGTTTTTACACCATTTGCATCTGTTGTAACTGCTGTTGCAGTAATAGTATCACTTGATCCACCAAAAGAATAACTTGTGGTAATTCCACCAGCAGCAAGTAAGTTAGCATATGTCTTTCCAGATAATACAGCACCTGTAGCATCAACTGCTGACAAGGTAATTGTTGCTTGCTCTCCTGCTACATAGTTTGCTTTATCAAAAGCCAACTTAATTGTAGCAACGGCAGCCTCAACACGAACTGTTGCTGTGTCTGCAGAAATTGTGCCACTCCTTACAACTAATCCTGCTGAACCAGTTTTTACACCAGTTAGAGAAAATAGTGCTGCACCATTTACAATTGAAGCACTTGTTGCTGAGTTGCTAATTACTGTTAAATCACTTGAGGTAGCAGTTAATGTTCCTGCTCCAACAACTACTCCAGCAGCATCATATGCTACCGCAGAAATTGCATCTGCATTTGAACCTACTGCAATTACTGGCTTCTTTACAGTTGTAACAATTTTAGCAATGTCTCCATAAAATGTTACTTTTTCTGTTCCTAGTAATACACCAGATGCTGAAGTTAGAGTAATTACTCCCTCTCCAGATGTTCCATCGGAAAATACTCCAATGTAACTACCTGCAGGAATAACCAATGATCTGCCTAGACCAGTAATTGTTGCATGGTTTGTTCCATGTCCCAACATACCTGCACCTGAAATAGTTGCTGTAATAGATTCTGAAGCAGAACCGTTGGCAGCATTCTTTTGAGTTAATACAATAACTGCTGCAGCATCAGATGAAACTGTTTTTGAAGCGTATACAGTAGCATCAGTTGTTGCTGAAATTGTTTCTCCAGCATTAAGAATAGATGTTGTATGTGCAGTTGATGCCTTTAGATCTGGAGCAGTAACTGTAACTGTCCATGTTAATGGAACAGATGTTACTGAGCCAGAAGCACTTGTTAATGTAGGAATAAATCTAACTACATATGTTCCAGGAACGCTAGGTACGTAGAATGACGATGTTAGTTTTGCAGTAACATAGCCAGTTGTATTTGTTGCTGGCGAAATTGCTGCTGTTGTTGTGTCTGCTGATAGTGCCACTGTTGCGCTAGATGTTTCTGTAACAGCAAATCGTGGAACGCTAGCAGTAGATGGGGCAGACAATACTGCAGATATTACCGAAACAGTATCTCCAATAGTTGTTCCTAAAAACGATACTGATACTACTGCTGTTGCAGTCTCACCAGGATTAATTGTATCTGCTACTGCATCAATGCTAACAACGTCAGCATAGACTGTAGCCTGTGTCGGAAGTGCCGACATCACGCCAAGTGTCAAGGCTGCAGCCAAGACTGTGGCAATTTTCTTAAATGAATTCATTTTTCTCCTTGTTATTTTATATTAAGTTTAGTTTATCAAGAAAATCCTTAACGTCGTTAGGCATTTCCCGATTATCCAATTCTACCATACCTTGTTGTTTTTCTGCAAATCGTGTTGCAGAACTCCAAGTATGAATTTCTATCTCTGTATTATTAGTCTTTTGTGTATGGGATATTGCTCCAAATACCGCACCACAGACTGCATCAGCCAAGTCTTTTGATTTTTTACGAGGATGATCTACCCTATTACCTTTCATTATTTTTAATTCTGACATTTCTTCTAATAAAATAGGAATCATTGGAATGGCTACACGCTCCTCATAAATCATCATTGCTAAATCTTCGTAATGTTTTTTAGCAACTGAAACTGTTTCTGTTTTAATTCCAACCGCTTGTAGTTCGTTTTGAATATCAAATGATTGCCAACGATCAAAAGAAACCATTCCAATATTAAAACCTTCTCTACGTAAGTTAATGATCCATTGTTTTACTTCAGATAAATTAACTGGTCCTTCTGCTTTTGGTTCCCACCAAGCAACAGCATCAACAATAACAATTGGGGCTACCTGCTCATAATCTTTGATAACTTGAATATTAACCCATTTATCAACATGTGCTATAGCAACAGCACATTTATCATGTTTTTGTGCAAGATCAGCGTGTATGTAATACACTTTATCTGGATCTGGCTTAAATACTTTATCAAACCTTCTAAACGAATCTAATGGATTTCTAATGTTCATACATTTTTCTAGTTTTTCTTTTTGTTTAAAAAAAGCATCTGAAGCAAATGTTGGAACACAAGCAAATCGCATCATGGCATCTCCAAGATCTGTATAAAAGGCTAACTTAAAGTCATCAATTTTTCTTGTTGGATTTACCTCCCATGTTGGTCTTTTTAATGCTAATATTTTTGGAACCTTGTAAGAAATGATCTGATCTTCTTCCCAAATAATTTCAAATTGATTACTTGGGTCATCATGCGGTAAGGCTTCATTCATAATAAAGATATGTTTTTTTTCAATTGTTTCTTTTTCCATAATTACATCTTCGTACCGTTTTGAAATAAAGTCGCCTTGATAACGAGGAAAAGAAAGAAGTACTACCTTTCCAAGATCTGGAAAACGAGAATCTACGGATCCACGAAATGCTTTATAAATATTTTCTGCAGTTTTACCTTGTTCATTACCAGTTCCAACCTCGGAAGCAAAACCAGATATTTCATCAAGAACTGCAAGCAATAAATTCAAACCCTCATGAGACTCTCTTTCTGAATGTCCAGAATAAACTGTAATTGACTTATCAAATTCAACACTATCTGCTTTTGCATTATATTTTCCAGCAAACCATGGCGACTTTTCAATTTTAGTTTTAAACCCTTTAAAGAAAACATTTTTAGCCTGTTGAGCATTAATTGCAACGTTAATTAAATCTATTGCATCTCCACTTGGTTTTCCGAAATATCTTGCAGGGTCTTTAAGACATAATAACTTATAGACAATATAAGCACAAGCAACAGTAGAGGTAAAATCTTTACCACTGCCTTTGCCAAGTTGTAAAATGATCTCGTTTTTTGTGTATTTTTCATAATACCTAGCCCCTTCTACAGAACCATAAAGATCCTGTAAATCTTCTTTTTTATATATTTGACTCATTGCTTCAACAATGTCATATTGAATTGATGACAAAGGTGGCTGACCAAGGTACTCAGAAGACTCTACAAATGTTTTTGCATCTACTGGCTTTTCTTCAAATTGATTTTCTTTTAATACTTCTAAAAAATCATTGAACATCGTGGACAATTGTAATCACTTCGCCTTCTTTTGCAATAGATGAAAGCCTATGCATAATTAAATCACGAACTTCTGGATGTTCTGATGCAATGTCTCTAAGAATACCAACAAGAACTTCTTGACGACGTTCAATCTCAACCATCTCTTCTGCAAGTTCTTTATTCTCAAGAAGTCCAGCCTTTTGTAGCATTTCAATTCTAGACTTTTCAATGTCTACAACTAATTTAATTGCTTGTGTTTTTGCACTAAGATTATTTGTCATTGATGCTTCATCAATAACTTCATAAGATTTTGTAATTAATTTACTATAATGTGCATCTGCTCCAGCAAGTGCTTCTTTTGCACGAGCACGAATTGCTTCATTAGCAGAAGCCATAACTTTCCACTCATTAATTAATGCAACAACACGAGTTCTTGGCATATCCAAATCTTTAGAAATTTTTGTTGGATCTTGTCCTTTAAGATATTCTGCAACAACTTTATTTACCTCATCAAGGTGATCAATTAATTCTTTTTCAGTTGACATTTTTTTCCTTTGCTATTTTAAGCAAAACTAAATATCCAATAAGGTCATCTATGTCATTGTCTCCAATATAGTCTGTGCCCTTCATAAGCCTACTTAATTTATCATCAATTCTTACTCTAAGTTGTTCTACTGGATCTGATTTACTAAAAATTCTAACAGGGTCTAAAGCAGAATCTCCATATGCAATGTTTTTATCAATAAGCATTTTTGCAATTCCGTGACAAGTTACCCAAATATCTTTGCCAGAGGGTGCCCCTACAGAATAAAGATATAAATCTTCACAACTAAAATTTTTTACATCTTTATATACTGGTTTTAATTTCATCGTCTAGATTTCCTTAATCCAAATTTTGCAAGGTATACGTAAATAGTTTCAACACTAGTTCCACACTCCTTGGCAATATCTTGTGGAGACTTTTTGTCTATAATAAATCTTTTACGGAGCCAAGCCTCGCTTGTATATAGTTTAGCAGTCATAAAATTATTTGTCAAATTTTCTATTAAACATATTCTGTATTTCTTATTTTTTCAATTATTTTTTTATGTGTTATAGTCTTATATGTCATATCTATGTTCAATTGTTCATTAATTGTAAGATTTGTTATATTTTTTAAATTATTTGATAAAAAATTATACTCATTTAATATTTTTTTATTATCAAAAAGATTAAGACCAGCCATAACAAGAATAAAACTTGGTGAACGAAACATTGAATATGTTGAATCATTTTTAAAATCTTCCGCTATTGGGAGTTTTGTTTTCCATTTTTCTAAATTATATTCTAAAGAATCTGGAATTTTTGTTTTTAAAATATTTTTCCAAAAATCCGTATCTTTCCTTTTTGTTAAATAGTGTAAAACAATAAAGTCTCTAATATTTTCAACAATACTATTAAAAGAAATATTATAATCTTTAATAACTTTTTCATCATAATTAGAAATTTTATGCATAAGCAAAAAACTTTGTTGAATACTTAATCCAATTGATGTTGCTTCAAGTGGCTCAAAAAAACTTCCACTTAGTCCTATAGCAACACAATTTTTAATCCAAACGTTTTCTAAAGTGCCTGGATCAAAATTAAAAGTTTTTCCAATTTCAATTTTATTTCCTAATTCTTTTTCTAATTCTAACTTTGCCTCATCGGCAGAAATAAAATTATTATCATAAATATATCCATTGCCATGGCGACCCCAGACTGGTATCTTAAATCTCCATCCAGAATCCATTGCTTTTGCTAATGTCCATGCATTATAATTTTCTTCGTCTGGTGTTTGAAAAGTAATAGCAGAGTTTAATGTTAAATATTTACTAAATGATTTCCATTTAAAGTTTAGTTTATTCATTAAAACTCTTTTAAATCCAGTTGAATCTATATAAAAATCACTTTTATAATTTATATTTTTTCCAATTAACTCTTTAATATATCCATCACTGTCTAATTTAACATCAATAATTTCATCATCAAAAAGTTTAATTCCTTTTTTAATTGCTATTTTTTTTAAAAATTCATTTAATTTAAAAGTATTAAAATGATATTGGTTTATTGCTACATTTGTAACTGAATCTATATCTATTATTTCTTCTTCTATTAAATTTTTTTCTATATTTTTAGAATAAAGATAGTTTGAATTTTCGGATATTTCTTTACCATATATAGCGCTATATTGACCAAAGGTACTTGTAAATGGAAAAAACGGAGAATGGAGATATTTATGATTTTTTATCCAATTGTCAAACATTACTCCTTTTTTAAAAGTTGCATCGCATTCTTTTATAATTTCGCTTGGTTTAATTCCAACAAAACGCATAAAATCTGTAAAATTTTCTGTTGATCCTTCGCCAACACCAATGATTTCAATATTTGAAGAATATATTAAGTTAACATCTATACTGCTACGTTGTTTTAAAATAAGCGCAGAAATTAATCCCGCAGTACCACCACCAACAACTGTTAAACTTTTAACCTGTTTCATTTTAGTTAGAATTTCCCGTCTCTGTAATTTTATAATAAAATTTGTCAGAATCTTCTAGCATCCATTTATCTTGATTTTCTACATCCCATTTTCTTTCATTAATTATCCTATCAATTACAAAATCTTTCTTTAAGGTAAAAGAAGGTTCATAGATGCGAACTCTGTTATTAGGCTGAATAGCAAAGTTTCCATCATCTCTTTGAATAACATGTCCACATTTATGTTCTGCTGGATTTTCTGAATACCCGTCATCTAAAACATTAGAGTCTGGGTTATGCCAATCAAGAGTAAATAAATACGTTCCTTTATGCATAGTTTTTGTTCTGTCAATGTAAGACATTTTAAGATTTGTAAGATTTTCAAATTTTGTCACAGATATATGATGACTAAAAGCATTCCATAAAACTAAATTGTGTATGTCTTCTTCTGGTATATTGGGCTGTGTGCAAAAAGCATTTATAGGCATTCTCCACCATAATCCACCATCCTCCATCATTATATGGAATAACGGACTTCTACTTTTTATACTTGCAACTCCAAAAATAACACATGGAAAATATTTATCATGGCTATCTTTTTGGTTTCGTAAAAAATTTCCACGAACGTAACATTCAATTGGTGGTATGTTTGCATTTAGTTCTGGCATTATTCTACCGCCCCTACTACTTTATTCCAATTATTAATAGCCCAGTGACCGATACCACAAGCATCAGCAACGTCATTATCGTTAATACTTTTATTATAGTTGATTTCAATTAATTTTATTGTCCTTTCTTTTCTAATTTGTCTTTCATATGTTTTATACCAAGAGTCTGATTTGCCAGGATTTTTTAATCTAATCTCTAATTGTTCTTCTTTAGTTAATTTTTTATTTCCTAAATAGTTTTGCCAAGTAATTGGGGCTACCGTTCCTATTTGTTTTGTTCCAGATAAACCTGCTGCACCAAGTAGTGCACCTTGAACTAGCGCAAGATCTGCAGCAGTTTTAGGACTATTCATAAAAACTGTATGCTCAATTATTATTGCCTCAAATCCACCAAAGTATTCAAAAAATGCTTTTGTTTTAACACATGCATCCATTACCTTTTCATAATTTGTATTACCCTCAAATTTTATTTTTCCAATAGTTCCAAGTTTTTTATTTTCAAATAATGCAAAAGCAAGACTATTAGTACTAGCATCAATCGCACAAATTTTAGTTAAACTACCATTGTTGTTCATAGTCAATAAATCCTTTTATTTGTTTTAACATTTTATCTATTTCTTTTTTGTTTATATTACAGTTAGAACAAAATCCAGAGTCATTATATATTGATAATTGTTCACCACAACCACCAAGACAAAGTCTTTTTTTTCCTATTCTTTTTTGTCTACGAGTTATTTGATACCTTTCGGCTATTTTAATTTTAGTTGCCTGTTCTCTACAAACATCTCCACAATAAATTTGATATCCCACTTTAGGTTTAAATGGAGTATCACATCTTTCACATAGTTTCACATCAATTAATCCACTTCATCCTTTAGCAATTTCATAGGTTTAATCTTAATTGTTCCATCTCCTGCTTCAGCACATGCTTTTTGAATTGGGCATACCTTGCAAATTCTTGAATTAGAGCGATAAGGAATTTCTGGCAATTGTTTGTCTTGCCAATTTTTGTAAACTATCTTCATCCATTCAAATGCTTCTTCTGCCCAAGCACGATAATGTTCATTTACTACAACTGGTAAAGTAAGAAGTTCGTGAGTGTTTTTATTTTCATAAATCATTACACCCTTACGCATTTTCCAAACCTTCATATACATTAATAATTGCATTAAGTGACCCATTTTAGGTCGTCTATTTATTTTCCTATATTCAAACTCTTCATTTTTTATTGTTTTAATTTCACCAACAAGTCTCTCACCTTTATAGTCAATCATAACATCTCCATACCCATCAAAAGGTGGATCATCAGTTTTAACTCTAAACTCCATTGCTGGATGAGTTTGTTTATTATATTTTCTTGGCTCTGAATCAAACTCTAAATCTTGTGCGAGTAAACCAGAAGCCTCTATTGCATCTTGAATTCTTCCATGTCCAAGACTTCCTTGTGTTCTATTTGCTACACCAGTAGCATCTGAGTTATCATAGGTTATTTGTCCATCAAACATTAAACTCCAATATCTTGGACATTCGCCTGCACCATAGGTCAAACCAGATGCTGAAAAATTATTTTTCTTTTGAAATTTTGGTTTTGTTTGTACAAGATAGCCAGCATTTATGGCAGTTGGCAAACCTTCAACAAAATCTTCTTCTTCTTTAGTATTTGTTTTTTTCTTTTTAGTACTTTTAACCATAATTTGTTCTAATAAATTTTTAGCCATGTTTTATCCTTTGTTTATACTAAGTATAGCAGGTTAGCGCATTATGTATTTAAGCGCTGATACCAGATCGTTAATTGCTTGTGCTGCTGTAAAATATATATTTTTCTTTGCCCTGTCAGATTTATCAACATTTGCCATCCATGTTGCCTTAAATGACATTTTTGCTGCAATAGCCTGTAATCTTACTATCTCAAGGCTAGCAACCTGAAGGGGTATATCTGGCTTTATAATAATTTTTGCAATCATTGTCAAAGCAACCGTTAGTTCTTCATCCTGCATATAGTCTGCAATTTCTGTCAAACCATTTACCATATCAAGTGTTGTTTTTTGTGATACTGTTTCAGACACTATTATTCCCCTCTGTTAATTGTTCCAACATGTTCATTTCAATTATAGCAAGTCTTACTTTTGCATTACCTTCTCCAAGAATTACAACAATGGCTGGAGACTTGTCTCTACCCGCCTGAATAGAATCAGTAACAGCCTTTGCCCATATATCTTTATTCAATGTAAAAGATTTTCTGGCTTCTTTAAAGTCAATAACAAATTCCTTCCAAGTAGCATCACCCTTTTGAGTATTTCTACCTGAATTTTTATGCTGTTTTGCACCTATTCTTTTTGATTCATTTTTTTCAGTCATTAATAAAATCTTTTTTTCTTTTTTTAGAAGGAATTAAATTAACTTTTGAAATATGTTTTTGTGAGCACATCCAAGTAGCATCTCCAGTTTCTGCATAAAGTCTTAATATTTTTACAATTTCTTGACACGTTTTACAAGGCCATTTGCCAGTATACACAGTAAAATTTTGCTCAGGCATTAATTATTTTTTTCTTAAGTTGTTCTTGTAAATCTAAATCTTCTTTAACACGATCTATAAAACCATCACGACCTTGTACCTTTGTTCCATCATCCAATTGATACCAGGCACCAGTTCTATTAACTAGCCCCATTGACTCTGCAGTATCAACCAAATCTCCTATTGCATCAATACCAATATTGTTACCTCTAAAATAAAAATCATACTCACCAGATTGGAACCCTGGAGAGGTTTTAGAGAATTGTAGTTCCCAACGAATTTTTCTACCAATTTTTTCTTCAATTAACTTATCCCCCACCTTAATCTTTCCTTTAATTGCTTGATTTTCTGACTCAGAAGAAAACAATTTAATAACACAAGATGAATAAAACTTAGTAGCCTGACCACCAGAAGGCTGTTGACTTGTGTACATTGCATTAATATTATTTCTTGATTGTGAAATAAGAACAAGTAATGTCGGTTTTACTTTATTATTAGCATAATTAAGCATTTTCCAGGCATTACTAAAATCTCTAGATTCTGCACCAATTTGTTTTGTATTCTCAAGCGCTTTCATTTCATCTGAATCTTTTTCAAAATATATAGCAGGAAGCATAGATGTAATAGAATCAACTACGATTAGGTCAACTCCAGCATTCATCAATCCAACCCCAACATCTACCATATCACTAATAGTTCTTGCTTGTGAATAAATTAATTTTGTTGGGTCTACCCCCAGTTGTTTTGCCCAGTCTTCCGAGTATGACATTTCAGAGTCAATCCATGCACAAACTTTACCTTCTGCTTGTGCTAAAGCAATCATCTGTAAACACATGGAAGACTTAGCAGATGACTTGCTTCCCCATATAAGTACTTGTCTACCATATGGTAGTCCACCGCCTAATGCACGATTTAATCCAAAACTTGGAGTTGGCTGATACTCAAAACTAACACCTTCTCCTGTACCAAGACGTTTTCTAATTCTTGGGTCTAACTGTGATAATACATCTTCTACACTAACTGACACTTACATCCTCCATTATAACGGTTCCATCTTTGGTTTTACCAAAATTAAATTTGTATGATTTACCCTCTTCAATGTGCATATATGCTTTAGGAAATGCAGTAGGAAATACTGTTACAGAATGTAAATCTCTAGCCGTATCTGCTAAGGTTAAAGAAGCCATTTTCTTTCCAGTTTTTGTAACTCTTGGTTTAAAAGAAACAACAAACATTTCATCTTCTTTATAAGGTAACTGTTTATAACTTAAAAATTTAACAAGTGCATTTGAAGACCCTTTTATTTCATCAACAGGAATTGCAGACACAATCCTATTGTCATTAGCAAGAACCAAGTAAGTACGACCCGTCTCAATAGTTGTTCCTTCTTCATCAAATATACCAACACTCCCAGTTTTGTCCAAAATTTCAACTCGTGACCAACCCTTTCCTCGTTTAATTGTTTTAACCATACCCATTAAAATATATGATCCTTTTTCTTCAAAATCTTCAATTGATTGAATAAATGCATGATAGTGAGATGGAATAGAAATATTAAATTCTGGAAGATTTAAATATTCATAAAGATTTTCTTTTATATCTTCATCATTGCGAGGATTGTCAGGAAATGTTGCTGCGCCAGTTAACTTTAATGCATTTAACGCTCTACTATTTACTCCATTTCCTTTTGTAAATGTAAACTCCTCAAGTTGTTTATAACTAGTGAATGGCCTTGCATTAATATATTTTTGTGCAATATTATTTGAAATAAATTTAATACCAGTTAATCCAAAGCGAATACCCTTGCCTTCAATTTTAAAATCTAAATCTGAATCATTAATATGTGGTAATTTAATTGAAATCCCCATGCGTTTTGCTTCAATAAGATATTCTGTTCTGCCATCTTTATCTTTTTCATTTTTAAGAAGAGAAAACATAAACTCAAGAGGATAATAATATTTTAACCACGCCGTCCAATACGAGAGAGTAGAGTAAGCAACTGCGTGGCTCTTGTTAAACGAGTACCCCGCATGTTCTTCAAAATCATGCCAAAGGTCCAAGGCCTGGTTAGGAGATATGTACTTACTTGCCCCAGCAACAAACCTATCTTGAAATAGATTGAACTCTTTTGCATCCTTTTTCTTTCCAATAATCTTACGAACTTTGTCAGCCTCTGCCATTGTCATTCCACCAAGATAAACGCAAGCCTGCATAACCTGTTCCTGATATAGGATACACCCATATGTATCACTGGTAAATTCTTTTATGATTTGGTGAATATAGGAGACATTTTGTTTACCATGTTTGCGGGCAATATAATCTTTTCCAATAGTATTCATGGCTCCTGGACGAACTAAAGCATTTGATGCTGCTAATTCATTAAAATTCTTTACCCCCATTTTTACTAAAAGGTTTGTATATGGTGTTGCTTCACACTGAAATACGCCTTTTGTATACCCGTCTGAAAGCATCTCGTATACTTTTGGATCTGCCATATCAAGAGATAAAAGATCAATATCTTTATAATGATTTATTTTAATCATATCAATACAATCTTTAACTACACTTAAAGTTTTAAGACCTAATGCATCAATTTTAATAAGACCAATTTTTTCAGCCTCTTCCATATCAACACCAACCACAGGAATGCGATCATCGGATCCAGGAGAAGAGCGAGTTTCCAATGGCGCATACCTAAATATTGGATTCTTACTAGTAACCACACCAGCAGCATGAATGCCAGTGCCCCTAATACGACCACGTAATTGTTCTCCATAAATCTCCACCTCTGGATATTTTTCTCTAAACCATAATGTAGTTTTAGATGTGCAATATTCATCCCAAGTATCAACTAACTTTAATACTTTGTTAACATCTGTCAATGGTATATCTAAAACTCGTGCAACATCTCGCACAACACCTTTATCTTTAAATTCAAGGAATGTAGCAATAGATGCTACATGCCTATATTGTCTAACTAAATAATCTTTTACTTCATCACGACGTGTATCTTGAATGTCTGTATCAATATCAGGGAAGTCATTACGTTCTGGATTAATAAAACGAAAGAACAAAAGTCCATGCTCTAATGGATCTATGTCCGTAATACCAAGCATGTAACAAACCAAAGATCCAGCAGAAGATCCACGACCAGGACCAACTAAGATTCCTTCTTTCTTAGCCCAGTTAATCATGCTTTGAACTACAAGAAAGTATGGAGCAAACTTTTTATCTTTAATAATTTCAAGTTCTTCATCTAATCTTAACTCATATGAATCATTCCCTATCCAGGAAGATGTTAATTTTTTATCACTTAATGCTTGCCATGCTAGATCTCTTAGTTGTTGATCTGGATTTTTATATTGAACAGGAAGTAGATTTAATCCATCTTTAATGTCATAATCTTCTATTGTATCTGCTAACAACAAAGTATTTGAGTATATATCTTCTCTATTAATACCTTGTTTTTCCATTGCTGCTTTAATTTCTTCATATGAAAGAAGATGAATATCAAATTTATTAAATGTTATATCACGATCATGACCATATAAATAATCAAGTCGTTCCATCATATCTGTTTTCTTTTTAGATTTTTCATATGTTGCTTCTTTGTTTACTTTTCCATGTGTATTAAGGATCAACTTAAATTCTTGTATTTCTTTTTGTAGTGTATCTGAATGGTGACAGTCTGGCGTAACAACAGCCTTTATATTAAATTCATCAGCAAGTTCAATCAAGTATTTGTTTATTTCTGGTGTATTATGTGGCATAACTTCAATATAATAGTCACTACCAAAGTTATCTTTAAACCATTTAATATGTTTTTTAGCAAGCGCAAATTCTTGCTCTTCTAATGCTTTAACAATAATACTACTAGGACAAGCAGAGGTTACAATAATTCCTTCTTTATATTTTTGAAGAATATTAAAATCAAACCTTGGTTTTTTAAAAAATCCATCTGTCCATGCAATTTCACTAATCTTATTAAGATTTTCTAAACCTTTTTGGTTCTTGGCTAGAAGGATAATATGGTTATAAACAAGATCTTGTTGACCTTCTCTTTCAGACTTATCTCTTTTATCAGATATATCTGCACACATATATCCTTCTAGACCTAGAATTGGCTTAATACCCTTTTCTTTTGCAGCACGATACAACTCTCTGTGGCCAGAAAGTGTACCGTGATCTGTAATTGCAAGAGCGCTCATACCCAACTTGCTAGCACGGTCTACATACTCTTGTGGAGTTGCTATGCCGTCAAATAGGGAGTAGTGAGTATGAACATGTAAGCCTACGTAGTTCATCTTACCAATCTGTGTTGGTTGATGAAGTTACAGATGGAGTATCAAACCCCAAATAGAATGCTTCTTGTTCAGCGTAAGGAATTTTCTTTAATGCTAACTCAAGAGCGTATGGCTTGTATGCTGACCAGTCAAATGGTTCTTTATCTGGTGCAGATGGAATGAGTGTATAACTTGTTTCAGTACCCTGACCGTTACGCTTTAACTTCCATGAAATGTTTGATATGCTTCCTGTTTCAAGGGCATACTCACGAATAGTATTAAATGCAGATTGCTTACTTACACCCATTGACCAAATGGCTATGTATGGGTCTTCAATGCCATCATCTACAAGTACATTACAATAAAAACGAAGACGTGCTCTCCACCCAGCCTTTGGGTCTTTGCGGTGCATTTCTTCAGCCCAATCACGGCCTTCTGTTTCCATAGTATCTACAGCCTTGCGCTTGTAGTCTTTTGGATTTGTATGTTCTTTGACAACAAGTGCTAAGCCACGGTCTGCGCTATAATTTGCAGAATCTTCGTCAAGTTCTTCAACAAATCTAATTTTTGCGGATTGTCCATCGGCAAGTTTTAACCATCTTACCTTTGGAGAGTTTTCATCATACTTTGGTTTGTCAACTAGGGCATTAATATTTTTTAGTCCCTTTACAATAGTCATATTATTTTTTTCTCCTTGTTTTTTTATTTTATAGTACTAACCCAAAATGTTTTAAAATAAATATGATAGCAAGAACACTCCATAATATATTAAACCATATTAAAGTTGGTATGGTTTTTACTGTTGATGACCAGATTAGTCCCAAACTTGATACTAAAGCAAAAATGTAAAACCACCATATGCTAATATCAAATAAAAGGCCTGGAATAATAATTAAGCCTTTGGCAACAAAAGCAAAAAACTCAACAGTATTGGCTCTAGTCCAATATTTTTTATGGCCCATTGTTTTTAAAGCAATGACCCATTGCATGTTTTTATTTTTTGTTTTATTTTTCATGTTCATCTTTTTTATTTTAACATACTGTTGATAGAATTGTCAAACTGGAATTCCAGTTTTTTAATTGCATCATCATCCATGTCGCCTATATCTTTATATTTTTTATCTATATATATAGAAGTAACAACAGGACCAAGTTTTTTAATTAACTTATCTCTCATTATTATTCCTGCATCATCGTTATCTGCAATTAAAACAATACTATTAAAATATTTTTCTAATAGTTTTATTTGTGCTGCAGAAACATTAGCCCCTAGCGTAGCAACCGCAGGGAATCCTACTTGATCTAATCTAATTGCATCAAAAGAAGACTCTACAACATATACAATGCTTGAAGTTTTTATTCTATGTAGATTAAATAATGTTTTACCTTTTGGCAAACCAGGTGTATTTTTAAATTCTTTTCCTTCAATTGTTCTAGCAACAAAGCCTATACATATACCATCTGGAGAATGTATTGGGATTGTAACTGAATCTTGTTTTTCTGAATAGCCAAGATTAAATTTTATTATTGAATCTTTAGTAATTTTTCTTCCTTCATAATACCTATTTGCTCTTGGAGATTCTAATGCTTGATTATTTAATCTTTTAATTAATAATTCATCGTATTGAACAAACTCTGGTTTACTTATTAATGCTTTGTTTACTGATGTCTCAATACTAGTTTCTTGCTCTTTACTTTTAATATATCTTATTGCCTCAAAATATGTTCTATTAGATATATGCATTACAAACTCAATAAGAGTTTTTGTAGTCTGACATCCAAAACAAAAAAATAATCCGTGCTCTTTTGATACTTCTCCAGCAGGGGTTCTATTATTATTGTGATATGGACAAAATACAATATAGTCTGTTCCATATTCAGCCTCAATATCAATACCAGCACCAGTTAATACACGATAGACTTGTTCTGCAGTATAAGAGTCTTTAACCATTTTTGTCCTCGTAATCCTTGTAGCGATAATATCCCCTATCAAAATCTACTTGAACTAAAAAATCCCCCATAAAACCATTTCTATTTTTTCTAAATACGCATTCAATAATGTCACTATTTGTAGCACGACCAAGAGCCATTACCCAATCAGCATCATAAGCAATTTGTCTAGACCAAGCAGTTTGTCCTAAAGTTGGTGGAGTAGAAAGATCTTTAACGTCATCGGGAGTAGCAGATGAAATAGCAATAATAGGAACTTCTTCACTAATAGACATTAGTTTAAGTTCTCGTGAAAGGTTTTTCATACGTACCGTTTCATTATCAGCCTTTTGGTTTGGTGACATTAATTGTAAATAATCAACAATAACAAAGTCTGGTTTGTATTGATCAATTTTTCCACGTATAACTGAAGGAGTTAAATCTCCACCGTTGTCATTAGAAATAATATGAAATTCTGGTTTACCTGCTAATTTATCCGCATGCCATTTTTTAAGCATCTCAATCTCTACTTCACCGTTGCTAAGTTTACGATGAGACCATAAACCTTCACCCATAATTGCAAATACACGATTACGAACTTCTGTTTCAGACATTTCAAGACTTATAATTAGTGGGCTACGACCTTGCTTCCAAGCCTGTACAGCGAAATACAGAGCCAACCAAGACTTTCCAATACCTGGATATGCAAGAAAGACTCCTAGTTGTCCTGGCATGATTCCAGAAGGTAAATAGTTATCAAACCCTGGCAAACCTGTTTTAATTCCAATATGTCCAAGATCTTGCATTTTCTTTACATTTTCAAAATATGCAATTGCCGATTCAAGATCTGTTACCTCAATATCTCTAATTGCAGCAGTATTCTTTTTTAGTTCTGATGTTTTTGTAATAAGATGTTCAAGGGCATTTGTTCCATTACCGCCTTGAACTTCGGATGCTGCGTTGCGTAAAATATCTTTAAGGCTATCATTTAAATATTCGGCTTGTAGTTCTTCAAGATGGTGCTTGGTTGCGCCAACACCTTCTACTGGAACAAAATCTCTAAATTTTTCTACAACTAATGACATTGGCGGAATTGATTGATTGTTTTCTGAATATAGTCTGATAAAATTCCAAACATCACTATGAGTTCTTAAAAGATTATCAACATTTGCCTGAAGTAATACATGGATTTGTTTGTCATTTAATACTGCAGTAATTAATTTTGCTTCCGTATTATTCACTAATCCACATCCTTGCTAACTTTCTTCGCTCTTTTCGTTCTTTAATATCTTGTTCTACTTCTATTTTACCACTAAGAATTTTTTCTGCATTATATGAAAAATAATTCCAAGTAGGATTTTCTGCTATCTTAAAATAATAATCTAATAAATCATAACATTGAGAAATACCATAGGACTCAATAAGAGCATCAGAAGCCCACTGCTCAACATTAAGATTCATGTTGCTTTTGGCTTCATACTTTTGTAGATGTAATTTGTTGTACCTACTTAGCAAAGCCATGCGGTCTTTGCGTTCTGCCACTATTCGCTTTTAAATTCTTTTGCTTCGTTACTTTTTTCAATTAGTTTGTTTTCAACAAACTTATATACACGCTCAAATGCCTGATCTATATTTTCATCATCACGCCTATAATCAACAATGCCAAGATCAAACCTTACTGATTGAAAATTACCTAGATTATGTGTATATCCTAGTGTTACTGATACTTTTGTATTTTTATTTTCTTCCATACCCCACCTTTTCTATTATTAAATATTCTCTGCCCAAACAGGAATAAATCTACCATCTTCTGTTTTTGTATATGTAAGTATACCGTCTCCCATTCGCCTTGTCAATTCTTGGCTTGTAGGTGTCATATTATTTGTTATAAGTCCATCTTTTCTTGGTTGTCCTATATGTATAGTAGCCAGTATAGCACGAATCTCTTTTACCGTGTTTTCTGAATAATATGACCTTATTCTAAAACCACGCTCACCATTTATTTTTGCCCCGACTGGTGGTGGAATCATTCCAGTTTTAATTAATTTAGGCATATATTTTCTGTGACGATTAATTAATTTAGCAGTTTCTGCAACTGTATATGCTTTTTCTCTATTTTTTCTAAAATCGGAACGAAGACAAGTTTCAAGTCTGTCTTTAGTTATATTATAAACAGAGACCATCCCAGTAGAGCGTGAACTGTGATGAAGTCTTACTAGATCACCATTAAGAAACCATATTTTTTTGTTTCCTGTTATTACAGTTTCGTTATTGTAAATTTCGCCCTGGATAATTCCTTTGCTAGTAACCATTTTCCTTCTTCACTTTCTGTTGGAGGATGAAAAAATCTTCTTAAACCACATACCACACAGTAAGTTTCCATATGCTGAATACTGCTATATTGTCTATCAATGAACGTTCTTCCCCTACATTTTTTACAAAAAATCATTATTTTATTATTAGTTTGGAATTCCAACAAGAATTAAATGTACTGCTAAAGATAGATCGCCAGAGGCCCCAAACCTTACAACACCTTCAACCCTTGTTTCTGTAACACTTTTTAAAATAACATTTACATTTTGTCCTGCTGGAGTTTGTCCAATATTTACTGGAGTTGCTGAAACAATTGGCGGATATTTAAAATCTTTAAAATCATACGTAAAGGTTTTTTCATTTCCAGCAGAAACTGTTGAGTTATTAGCAACTTCAACATAACCACCAATTATTCTTGAATTAGAAGTTTTAATTTCTTGTTTACCAGCACTTACTGTATCTATAACTGTTTTATTTGTAGTTGTGGATGCAATTTGCGTAGAAAGGTCGTTTACAGCATCAACTAAACTATACAAATATGTAACATCAAGAGGTTGACCTCTTTCTGGTAGTGGTACTTTAGCCATTATTTCCTCCTATTAAAGTATATCATTAAACAGTGTGTGGACCATCTTCATAGACTAATAAAAAAGAAGAATCTCTAGTAATTGGAGTTCCCTTTAAGTATACCTCTATTGAAAGTTTGTTTGGTTCAGATCCTTGAACTACCCCATTAATTGTATAGGTATTTGGAATTGGAAAAGAGGCATTTGTACCATCAATTCTTTGTTTGTATATCCAATCACCGCCATCATTTCTATCCCATTTTAACCATAGATCAAACTCGTGTGATCTTCTAATTTGATTTCCATTTATTTGTATTGAAACAGAATCCCAAGCAAAAGTTGCAACCTGTCCAGATTTATTAAAAGATATGTTTCCACCAACATATGTATATTCTGGTTTAATAATTGATATTGGTGACCATTGAGATGTTCTATTTTTATCTTCAGAAATAATTCGGTATTTTAAAACATATCCTTCTTCATTTACATTTATTGTTGGAAGATTATTTTGTTTTATTTTTATTTTTTTAATTCCAGCGTCAGCCATTATGTTACACCAACTGAAAATCTAAATTCAATGTAATTACTAGTATTAGGATTTTTTACAATAGTTGATGCATCTATATTTTGAACCACTGAGTATCCAGTTAAACCATAAAGTGGATTTTCTGTAGCAATATTTTCTAATCTTATTGCATCTAATGCTACATAATAATCATTAGATGGAACCCCTGCATCAATAACGCAGGCATATATTTTTACAACTGTAACTGCATTCCATGTAAAATTGGCACTTGTATATAGTTCTTGAAGTTGTTTTGTTACAACAAAATATCTTTCTGTAGAAAAATCATATGACCCACCACTACTATCGTCAACAACTTCTGCCTCAAATCTAGCATATTCTGCAGTTTCTGTTTCTGTTGATGCAAACTCTACCATTACCCTTACGATTTCTGGAGTTGTTATAGATGAACCATCTTTATTTATTAAAGAAAATGCTAAACGTAATTCGTCTGTTGGAGAATTTTTTGTAAAATCAACATTTGCACCAGTTAAATGTATATGATTTGATCCAGGTTCTATAATAAAATGGTCTTGTGCTGCTCCACTTTCTTCATTAATTGTAATATCAGCATCATCACCCTGAATTAAAATAACATTATTTAAAAATCTTGGTCTTTCATATCTTTCAACTCTTGGTGATTTGAAAAATATTGGATTGTCTGCACTTGTTTGAAATACTGTATCTGTAACTGCAATAATATTATCATATTCAGGTTGATCTAGTGCAGAAGAAAATGTATTAATTGCTACGGCTGCCTCGGTTGTATGGTGTTGCCAATTTTCAGTTTGTGTAAATGCATAAACTGTTTTACTATCATATGCTCCAGCAGAAGGATTTGACCCTGCAGAATAAATTCCAATTTCTGAAATTTCATATCTTTCTTCTGTTGGTAACTCTGCTGTTAAAACTATTTTATCTAATCCACCTTCATTTACAAACCCTCTTGAAGAAATTGGAACACGAAACATTTCAAAGTCTAAATTTTGTTTTGTTGAATAATTTCCAAGAGGATCACCAGTAATCAATGGTGTGGCTCCACATCCAATGGCAAGGTATGACGCATATGCTGGTGCTTGTCCAAGCAAATATTTTGCAATAATGGTTTTGCCAGTATTAGTTATCACGAGATTATTTCTCCAAGATCTGCTTCATATATTGTACCATCTGTAGTAATTTGTATTTCAATTTGCTCATCATTGTTTATATTAATAAACTCAATAATTAGATCTCCTGTACTTTCTTCAATATATACATTTTCTCCATTTGTCCCATTGCCTTCGTTTGGAATTTTGTCTTCTAATTTTATTGAAAATCCAGCAAAATATTTATTTGCAGTTTGTTGAAGGCTAAGAATGTTATTTGGGTTATATCTTTGCTGTATTGATGATAAATTTTTAATAGGCTGATATGATATTTTTTGACCATTAACAATATCAGATCTTGTAATATTGATTAATTCTTGCCCACCAATATTTTCAAAAATTAAATCTGCCATTGTATCTATTGGCGTTGCTTCATTGTCAAATAAAATACTGTCTATTGTTGCAGTTTTAACTGGTGGTGGAGGAGGAGCAATCATTATTTGTAAAGTTGGAGTTGGTGGAGTTGGATATACAAAATTTGTTGGAGCAGTACTAAAAACAATATTGCCGTTAGTAATAATACCACCACTACCAGGGTCAACACTCCCACTACTGCCATCTCCAATAACATCAGGTTCTACAGGATTAACTGGTATAGAACTACTTATAACTTTTTTAGGAGCCTTGTTTGAAGGTGAAGGTTTAACTACTGTTGGTTCTTTATATAAGGGGTTACCTTGTCCATAGGTGAAACTTGAAGAAGTTGAATAGTTATATCTTGGTTTAGATTTACCTTCACCTGAATTTTCGCCTGGCATTTTAAACCTCCGCCAAATAAAGTGTCATATCTGGACCATTTATTTTTCTTGTATACTCAATATTATATACTATAAACCTAGAGGTATTTTTTGTAACTAAGTCTAAATTATTAGAATCCTTATAGTTAATTGTAACAATATCTCCAAGTTGAATAATTGGGGTTGAAAATATTTTGATACCAATAGATTTTTTAGGAACCATTAATTTATTTATTATCCATCCCATTAAATTTTCAGCATCGTCTTGTGTTTGAATATATGGAGTATCTAAAGAAAATTCATTATTACCATAAATCATTCTACTTAACTTTATATTATCAAATTTTTCTTTTTCAATAAGAGGAGAGATAATTTGAGAAGAACTAGTTAATTGTGGATTAGAAAAATTACTACGTTTTTTAAAATATTCATCAACTGTTAACTCATGGGTTGTATCTTGTGTAAAAGTAATTCCTTGAATTCTTAAATAATTTCCACTAGTTTCGTCAAGATTAATTGCTGTATCTGTAGCATTAAAAATTAAAAACTCAGCACCGTATGAATCAGCATAAAATCCAGATGTTATATAGCCTTTTATTTTATTAAATGTTGGAGAAAGTTGAGCATAAAGAGCGGGGTAAGCACGATCATATTTAATATCAAAATAAGAGCATTCTCTCATAATTGAGCCAAATTCTTCAAAATACATATTATATTTAGGTGGCTCCTGAGAACTAATTCCCGATAAATATGTTGATTGAACAATACCACTCATTGCATATTTTCTAAAAGATTCGCTAGCGTTTATTTCTTTATCTCCAAATGCTGAAGAAAGCGTTTCTCCAATTGTAAAAACACTATTTTGAGAATAATTTTCAGATAGTGCATATATATTTTCAAACATAATTCTAGAAGATCCACGAACGAATGGGGCCATGTTATTATATATTGGAAGTGGATCTGAATCATCTACAACTTGAATTAATTGATTATTTATATATAAGAAAAACCTTCTTATTTTTCCTATATCTTGATATTCTACTGCTAAATCATATACGGTAGAGTTTTCTTCGCCAGTCATTCTATATTGTCCCGTAAATCTACCGTCATCAACTATAATTTTTGATAATCCACCCCAAAGTTTTATGGGAATTGCTTCTGTATTTGAAGAATTTTTTTTAATTTTATAAAATACTATATTATTAATTGAAATACTAGACTTATTATCTTTATCTAACTTTAAATATGACTCTATATTTTGTTCTGTCAAAGCAACAATTTCAAAATAATATCCATTATTTGTTTCTGGATTAAGTAGTACTGCTAAACCACCAGATCCACCAGCAATATTTACATTTTGGTCTGGTTTAACTCCAGCAACTTGATAATATGTGGTGCTTCCTGTTGGAGTTTGGCTACGAGTTTCATTGTTTTCAATTTTACCAATAATCCTTATTCTAGTTCCAAAATGTTTATATGCATTATCTAGTTCTTTATAAACATATGAAACTAAATCAATTGGTTTTTCTGTTGTTGTAAATGATGGACCATTCATAACTAGAGCGGATGACTGTATAGTTCCAGATTGTGTTGATAATGTATTATTGACAGGTGTTTCAGTTGAATAACTTGAAGACATAAAATTTTTTATAGTTCCATTTCTTGATGTTTGTCTTGCTTTAGTATTATTTACGCCTGCTGCTCCAGTTGTGGTTGATGGAGGGGATATATCCTCAAGTAATGTTGTTGTAAATAAATACTCTGTTTTCATTTCACAGCCTTTAACATAGTCATTATTTGACCAATATGAATTTATACCTGCTGAATGAGATGTAATTTGTGTTCCAAACTGTCCTCTTCCATGTTCATAAACTAAACCATTTTGTAAACGAGTAATTCCATCAACTGTTTCATAAAATGGGACCGTATATATTCTTACCAGCCCTGTTGGATATATTTTTCCATTAAACGGCAATGATTTAAAGTAGTTTTGATACTCTTGATTATTTGTAATCCAGACATTGCTACTGCCCTGTCTATGCGACACCCTCCAAGCCTGTATTTCTTCGCCTTTTTGTGCTTCTGTAATTTCTCCATTTGCAACTTTTTTATCTAAATCATCAATAATATTAATTGGGGCTAATCTTCCAGGTAAAACAATTTGTGGAGAAGATTCTAACAATGATCCATCTGATTGAATAGGATACCAAAGTGCAAGAGTAACATTAAATTGAGCAGCATCATATTTAATAATTTCTCCATTAGAATAAAAATAACCCTGATATCTAGTAAGCCAATAAACATTTTCTCCAAGATCTATTATATTATTTTGAATTTGATGATTAACCACTGTTGGAACATTGTTAGATAAATCTGAATTTATTGGCATTGCCCCAAGAACATATTTTGATTGTTTAGATGCAACCTCATTAATTGTTTTTGTTGAATCTGTTCCAGAAACCTCCCAAAGTAAGGCTGGTTTATATATCCAAGTTTTTTCCTGATCAATCATACTTGCTTGACGAATATTTCCATAAGATCTTTGTATATATCTAGTTGTATAATTAATTTTTCCATTATTATAAACTTTTTTATCTTCAGATGCTATTGATAAAATATTTGGCAATGTCCCAGATGCTTGATTTTCAATTATTCCACTAGTAAACTGATTATTTGATCCAGATAGAATAATATTAGTATTTCTATCTTCTATATTTGGCAGCATATAGTTTTTACTCATTACAATAAAGTTATTGTACTCATCAAAAAACATTGCAGTTTGTGTAGATATTGCTAACTGATTTAAAACTTCTGCTACGGTTTGATCTGGCGCAATAAAAAAATATGGAATTATTGGTTCTGGTTCATTTGCTGTTCTATAAAAAGCGTAATTACTAAAACCAATATAGTCAAGAATTAATGTAATGGCATAACTGAGTGATACCTCTGTAACTAACATTCTTGGCGCTGGCATAGATTCTAAAAAGAAATAAAAATCTCTTAGAGATAAATTTAATGTTCCAGCAGTTACATTTGCTTGTGGAAATCCATCTGAATATAAGGTTTTAATTGGTACCCAATAATCATATCCATTTACATTTAATATTTTTTCATAAAAATTAAATTTTATATTTTTACGAATATAATCACTAACAATGCTATTAGTATTGTTATCATTAAATGCTTGATCATCATCAAATATAGACAAATCACCAGTTGAGGCAAGCAACTGCCCTACTGGTAAAGCAGAATTTCCTAAATCTGAAAGTATTTTTTTAATACTATACTCTATAACCTTGTCAGATATATTAGCAATAAGTCTTGGAGACATTTCAATTAAGTCAAATGTAGAATCAAATTTATTCATTCTCTCTACTACAACTCTTAATCCACGAATATTTTGAAACTCTCTATATATTACTTTTCCATTTGTTGTTTCTGTAAAAGATAATGGAGATGTTAGATCTGTTACAAAACTTGTTTTATTATCAATTTTTTCATTTCCTAAAATCCAACCATAAGTAGGTACAAAAGTTTCATATTCCTGTGTGGTTGAATTCCAAACGTAAAATGTTCCTATGTCTCCATCATTTTCAATAATTAAATATGCATATCCATTAACTGATTCTGTTGGTAATAATGTTGAAGAAGAAAATATTTCCGCTATAATAAAAGTATCTTTAAATTTATTTGGAATATTTTTTAATCCATACTGTAATTCAACATATCCATCATTAGAAATAATTGCAGATCCATTTTCTCTTAAATCGTTTTCATTAAAAATATATGCATCGTTCCAATTATTTTCTTCAAGATATTGAACTTTCCATCTTGTTGGAGTTGTTTTATTTATATTGCCATAAAGAGGATCTGGAAATGTTTTAGAAATATCCGTAAAATCTCCAAGGTCTATATCACCAACATTTGTTTGCATTTTTATAATAATTCTATTTGTTGGAACATTTTTTTTATATACAACGAATGGCACGGCATCATCTATATAATAGTTTCCATTAACTATTGTTTTTGCAATTCCTCTTTCAATACCTTGTTCTGTTCTAAAAGAAGTCCAATATTTAAATTGATCATATCTTGATGGCATATAATATCTTGGCCTTCTTGCAATATCTTTACCAGAGTTTGCCAAGTATTTACCGTTAAAAAATACCGCTTTATTAATACCAGATCTTGGCCTAAATGGTTTTATGCAGTCTTCTAAAGAATATAATAATTTAATCTTTTCTTTTGTTGAAGTAAAAACTTGTGGTATCCCATTATTTTCAAACCCCCCATCAACAACAACATCGGCATCTGTTGCACCTGTATAAAATAAACCAATATCTGCTGGATCAAAAGTATTTATTAGTGTTAAGAATTGAGAATTTTGCTCTTGGGGTCTATACCTATAGTTACCAAGTTTAAATATATTATCTGGCATATTCATATTCCATTCAGCCAGAACTAGTGACTCTGTTTGTATTGTTGCAGATGTTTCAAAGTGTTCTTTTAGTTCGGTACTTTCAAACATTTAAACTTCTTCCAGTGTTACCGATATGTTCCAAAGATCGTGATTTGTTGCTCCACGCTTTACGACGGAATAATTAAAGTCTGCAAAATAAACTTGAATTATTTGATTATATCTATTTAAACCATTATACTTATAACTTTGACCATCTAAGTTTGTATATTTATCATAAGCAAGATACATCCAAAAAGGCCCTTGATGTGTTTCATACCAATCAAGCAACTCTACTCCGCCTGCTCCACCATCTGCTGTATACTCTGCTGTAGATCCTTCAGTTGGTGCTATACCTGTTGTTTCATTAAAGTTGACCAATCCTGCATACCCTCGTGAAGGCAGCATATTCCAAGATACAGACATGCTTAGTTTATCTGCAATATGATATGAACGCATACGGCCATTAATTGTTCTTTGTCTTTGTTCAATTCTTTGGGTATTAAATTGCATATCTCCTCTATTATGATCAGACAAAATGATGAACTGATCTAATAGATCTGGATCTGTTTCTTCTGTGTCTGCTCCTATCTCTATGCCATTAGGCACATATAGGCCATTAGAAAGGGTTCCAGGGTTGTTTGCCCATAATATACCCTGTGGTCTTGTATATCTACGTCTACCCGTTAAATAAGCACTAGTAGCCATTATACTCTTTGCCCCCGAATTCTTTGTGAATCAACATTTTTAATTTCTCTCATTACTGCTCTAGCAATATCATTTGGATTTGAATTGGCTCCATTAATACTAAACCCTAAGTTATAATTATACACTGCGGTTGAGTTATCGCTCAAAGATGTTGATACATTATTAACTGGAATTCCAGTAGATCCTCCTAGAGCACTAAGCATTGATGGATATTTAGACTCATTCATAGATTGAAGCAATGGACCAAATTGTTGTGCTGCTGCTTTATTTACTACAAACTCGCCAGGAGTTAACATTGTTGGGACGGTATCAGAGCCAACAGATAGTCCGCCATTAGCCATATACTTGACTTTTCCACCATACATTAAATATCCAAGGGCTTTTGCTTGAGCAGTATACCTTGCTGAAGCAGCATTATCTGGGTCCGCCAAATCTAACATTTCGTGTCCAGTTTTTGGATCAATATATGTTGAATTTATTCCATCAACCTCTGCATAGTTAGTATTTAATTTGCTACCAGTTACACTTGCATTGAATGATGACGCAGTTTTTATAGAATCAGCAATAGATTTCCAAGCATTTGCTGCTGTGGTAGAAGATAAAGCAATTGCATCTATATTTGTTTTAAAATCATTTAATTTTTTATTAGATGCTTCTACATATTGTTGTATAAAATTCCATTGATTCTTTGTTATTCCATTAATTTGTAATGATTTTTGTTCTTGTTCAATTTGAAATGCAAGATCAGATAATAGTTGTCGTTTTGCTTCTGCTTGTTTTTGAAGTGGTTCAAGTTGTGAAACTTCAATATTATAAATTTGATCATTTAAAGTAACAACCTCTGCTTCAATTTGTTTTCTAGTCATTTTTTGACCATTAACAATTGCAACTATAGATGATAGTTCTTTTTGTTTTTGTACTTCTAGGTTTGTTACTGCTTTCTCTAAACCAGTGCCCATCCTATTTAAAGCCTCTTGTGCTGCCTCTGCTCTCATATCTTGTGCTGCTGCTGCAGCGGCTGAAATATCTCCCTGTGTCAAAGCATTGGCAAGTCCAAGTTGTTTTTGTTGTTGTGAAATTAAGAATGAATTAATTGATTTTACTGATTCAAGAGCATCTTTTTGTTTATTTAAATAATCAATTTTTTGATCATAAGTTTCAGTAATTGCAGTTTCTTGTCTACCAATTAAATCAAGGGTGCGATTATAAGATTTAATTTCTGAATTAATACCATTTATTTGATTTTGTATTTTTTCAATTGCTCTTTCATCAATAGCAATACTTAATTCTACTTGGTCTGGAGTCATCTTATTTATTGACAAAAATGTTTCTCTTGCTTTTCTTTCAATTTCTAAAAAGGCATAATCAAATTCTTCACTTAATTGTTCTGCAGCGCCCTCTGCCTCTTCGCTTGCTTGAAAGTCAACAATCCTTTTTAGTCCCTGTTCAAGTTTTTTAGTTGCATCGGTTGCCATTTTTGCTGATATTGCTAGATTTTTTATTTGTTCATCTGTTACTTCTCCACTAGCAATTGCTGCTGCATCTAAAGAATTTGCAGTCATTTTTAATGCTGTAGCAGAGTCAATACCTGCTGTTTTAAGTCTTGTTAATGCTTTTAACTCATTGTCTTGTTGTGCCCGAATTGCCGATTGGTTATCACGCAAAACACCAACCTGAGCAGCAGGGCCTAATTTTTGAAGGGCTTCTCCATATTTACCTAAAACTAACTTTCCATTTTTTGCTTTATCTGTAATTTTATCAAAAAACTTTGCTGCATTTTCAGCATCTAATCCTCTAGCCATTTCAAGAGTAAATTCATTGGCTTTTAATTTTTCTAATTTATTAACAACACCATCAAAACCAGGAATTGACCTTCCTTTACCAAGTTGTTTTAATAATTCTTCCCAACCACCAAGAGCATTAACAGATTCTTTTCTAAACAATTTTAATTTTAATAATAAATCATCAAGAATTGTATCTCTTTGTTTACCAGCACCGTTATCAACGTTAGGTGTTGGTGGAGCAATTGTTAAATCTACTCTAGCATTTGTTACTGTTTGACCAAGAGCATCTGCATATTTTTTAATTTGTGCTGGAATTGATAAATTACTATACTGACTACCTCCCAGTGGACCAGCCTCTTTTTGCCATTTTTTAAAATCATCACTACCTTTAACTGATGCTTCGTCCATGTTTATAACTGTTGCAACCTCTTGTAAGTAAACTGCTTTTTGTGCTTGATTTAATTTATTAAAATAATCTACATTTATTGCCCCCATTGCTTCTGGTGATAAAAATGTTGTTGCAACTTCAATACTTAATTTTCCTTCATTCTTTTTAATTGCATCAAAAACTGCTTGAAGTGAATCTTTAGCACCTTTATTTTTATCATTTAAATAATAATCAGCAATTACTGCAACATCAACAACTCCAGCACTTTGACCTAATGCTGCATAAAAATCAATAAATTGTTGAGCCTCTTCTCCTGTTTTTTGTAAATTAACTTTAGCAATAAAATCTGCAGATACTTTTGTATTTTGATTACCTTCTTTATCAACAAATGCACCAATTACTTGAGATATTTGTCCACCAGTTTTTCCACCAAACTTTGTCATAACATTAATTACTGCATCCATTGATTTTTTATCTTTACCAATAATATTAATAAGATTTACCATATCAGATGGGGCTATATTTCCTGCACCCATATTAACTGTTAAAACATATTCATTTCTTCCGCTTACGCCTTTAAGAAGTTCTTGTGCTGCACCAGCAAACTGTTCTTGTCCAGTTCCCTTATATTGTGCTATAACACTTTCTTTAGCAGCATTAAGTAATCCTGCCTGAGTATTACCTTTTGAAGAGTCATATGCTTTTACTATTGCCTCGTTAGTTTTTAATGCTTTATTATCTAAACTAATTCTGTCACGTATTAAATCATTTTGTAATTCTTTTAATTTTACAATATTTCCTTCAGCCTCTGCCTGTTTAATCTCTTGAGCATAATATTGTTCAAGAGATGCACGTAATTCATTTTGTTGATTAAGTGCTGACTGTTGACTTGCTACTGCTGCACCAGTTAATTTTCCAACTGCTGCTGCTTGTCCTGCAATTGCTTTTACGGCAATAAATCCTCCCGCAATTGCACCAGCCACTGCACCAACAACATTTCCAATTCCAGGAACAACTGTGCCTGCTGCTGCTCCAATGCCCGATGTTGCAGCAATCATTCCTCCAATTGAAACATTTTTATTCATTGCTCCAAGACCTAAATTAGATACTTTAAATCCACCAGCCTCTTGTGCATTTAAAGCAGTAGTGCCAACTGACTTAGTTGCTTCTTCTATTAATTGAACTCTAATTTTAAGCGGGTTATTTAATAAATTACTTCCATCTGGACCCATTAAAGAATCTAGTTGCCCTGCAACGGTTAATCCAAGTGGTAGATCTCCTAATTGTTCTGCAATATTTACTGCAAGGCTTCTTGCTTGTTCTACTGAAAATAAGCCAGTACTAATTCCAGTAGATAGTTGTGCAAATAATTCTTGTTGAGCACCCTGTCTACCACCAAGTCCTTTATCTGTAATTACTTTTGCAAGTGCAGCAACAGTTGCTTTTCCTTGTTCTCCTTGTATAAATGCAGATCCAAATGTTGTTTTTCCTGATTGTACAGAAAATGGAGAAAATCTTTTATTTCTTTCATAATCTGCAAGTTCTTGTGCAGAAACTTTATTAGCAAATTTGGCAAGACCATCAAGTGCAGATTTTGTTGAAGAAATTTTTGTTCCAAGGTCTAGTGCTTCTTTATTTGCTTTATTAAAAGTATCTCTTATTGATTTAGTTGCAAAATAGAAAGATGCTAGTACTGCAGTTACTGTGATAAGTCCAGCCTTCATTGGTGTTAATGTTAGTGCTGTCTTTGAAAGATTTGAAGCAAGCATTGTTAAACCTTGTAATACAAAAATTAGTGGCAATATTTTTTGAGCAACCTCTCCCATTTTTCCACCAGTAAATGATGCTGCAATTGTTAATGCTGATATTGCTCCAACCGCAGTATTGGCTGATTGGGCAAAAGATTTTTTAGTTGCAGCAGTTTCTGTAGTTACTTTTGTATCTTTATTAACTTCTTTTGTATTATCTCTTATTGCTTTTTCTGAATCTTTTTTAGACTGTAATCCTCTTGGGCCTAAAGCCATTCTAGATTGAATTTGTGATAAAGGAAGTCCAGTTTTTGGATCAACTTGAGGAGCATTAGCAAAACCACGTAATCTTTTAATTCTTTGAACAATTGTTTCATTTGGATTAAGTGGTGTAACTCTATTATCTGAAACATTTCTACTTGTTGTTTGTATGTTTGCTGGTTTACTTGCTGTATTTTGACCAGTTAATCGTGTTAATTCTCCATTACTTTGTCTCTTATACTCACCTTTACGGGCTGCTGCAAATCTTTCTGCAATACCATATTTATCTAGTTTTGCTGTTCTATTTCTAATAAATTCTTCTGCTTTGCCTTTGGCAGTTTTGGCAATTTCTATTTGTCTACTACTTGATCCAAGTGCTCTTACTGGTCTAAATTTATCATCAACCATTAATGCAATGTTTTTCTTTGTTAAAGAAATACGACCGTTATCAATTTCTGGTCTTTCAAATCCAACAATTCTGCCATTTGCTTTATCTCTAATAACGTTGAGTTCTAGGTTTGGATTTACTTTTTCAAGTTCTAATAATTGATTAAGAGAACTTTGGTTTAATTTTCCACTACGAGCAGCCGATACTACATTTTGAATAGATGAAGTACCTGATACAGCACTTGGAAAAGTTCCTATCTTTTTTACATTTTTTAAAACTCTATCTAAGTTAAGTGTTCCACCCATAGATCTGCTGGATTCTGCATAAAGGGTTTGTACTGCATTTCTTAATACAGAATTTTTATTTTTTAATAATCCACCAATAATTCCAGTTTTATTATTTCCCATTCTTGAATAAATAGTTCTATCATTAATTTGATGATTATCTGGAAGTATTTTTAATGACTCTAAAAGATTTGCCCTAACTGTTGCTGCAACATTATAGGCTTTTTTAGGAGGCAGCCCTGCTTCTATTAACTTTGCTGTCATTGTTTTTAATGCTTCTGGACGATTTATTTCTGCACGATATTGGCCTAAAGAAACAGTGGCTTGATTCATTCTAGTGTTTGTATTTGGATTAATATCAAACCCTAATGCAGTATAAATATTTTCTCTCTTAAAGCCAAATTGTTGTCCAAGTACAGACATTTGACTTGCTCTTGCTTCTCTAAAAGGAACTATGTGTCCAAACGATGTTTTAGTTGATTGGGATGTTGATGTTATGGATCCAGCATCTTTTGTTCCAGTTCCATATTTTGCAATTTTTCCAGTAACAAGGGCTTCAACTAATGGTTTAAATCTATCATCTTGTGCAGTTTTTGTTGGAACTACTGCTTCTCCAGGCATTAATAGTGCTGGTACTGAGTCTTTTCCGTTTATACCGCCAACTACTCCTGTTGTTCCTCCAGCAAATTTTTTACCAGTTCCTCCACCCTTTATACCAGGTTTAAATCCTGGAACCATCATTCCAGGGTTTATTGCTGCAAATCTTGCTGCTGCTGCACTTGCTTCAAGATATGCTTGACGCAATACCATAACTGCATCTGCTTCCATAACAAACTGTTGTGTAAGTTTTGAATGTGTTTGATTTAATGAAGATGCTACTGTTGCAGCCTCTAACTGTTCTGCTGTAAGATAATTAGTTTGTTCTGCTAAAATATTACTATTTCCACTAAGTTTTAAAAATCCACCACGCAGTGTTGTAAATAGTTTAATCATGTTTGCGCCAGCGTTTAATAGTAAACCAAAACTCATTAATAATACTGGACCAATTACACCAACAAGTGTTGTTGCTACAACAATAAACTTTTTAGTGCCTTCTCCAAGATTATTAAATTTGTCTAATAATCTTCCAATACTTTGTGCAATTGGTGTTACTGCCTCTAAAAATGATTTTCCAACTGGCTCAAGTGCTAATTTTAAATCTTGTACTGCTGATTTAAATTTTACTCCAACAGCATTTTCAACAGTCTTTAATTCTCGTTCAGACAATATTGCAAGTTCTGCAACAGAGGCTTGTGTCAATCCTAATACACGATTTGCTTGAGTTCCATCTTTTGTTACGTTTTGAAATAATGTTGATAAACGTGAAAACTGGAACTTGCCAAATAGTTGTTCAATAGCACGAGCACGATTTAATGGGTCTAGAGTATCTAATGCTTGAGCAAATCCAACAACTGTTGCTTTTAAATCTCCCTTATTTGCTTCAACAATACCCTTAATATTAATTCCAAATCCAGCCAACATGTCGCTAGCCTTTTTACTTGGATTAATAAGTGATGCAAGACCTGACTTAAGGGCATTAGCGCCTTCTGATGCATTAATTCCACCCTCTTTCATAGCAGTCATAAAGAATGCTAAATCTTCAACAGATCCTCCTAATTGTTTAACAACTGGACCTGCTTTAGGAATTGCTTCTGTTAAATCTTCAATAGATAATACTGTTTGGTTTTCAACTGCGTTAAGAAAGTTTATTTTACTTGCTAAATCTTCTGCTGCAATGCCAAATGCATTTGTAACGGATATAGTTGTTTCTAATGCTTTTCCTTGTTCAACATTACCAAGTACTGAAAGCCTTGTTGCTTCTGATATTTGTGCTGTTAGTTCTGCACCTGTTTTACCCATTGCTGCTGCATCTGCAGCCATTTTCATTGTATCTACAACCGCTACACCATATTTTGTAAAAGATTCTGCAAGTTTTCTTACATTATCTAATGCTTTATTTGTTTCATCTGTAGTTGTAAACATTTCCCCATATACACGTTTAAACCTAATTGCTTGAGCCTCAAGGTCCATGAAGGTTTTAGCAGCAGCAGTTCCTAAATAAGCAAGTGGAATTGTAAAACCAACCATAAGTTGGCGTCCTGCCCATTGTGTATTTTTACCAAAGTTTAAAAGATTGGTAGATCCTTGTTTTAATAATTGATTTAATAGCGCTTGTTTTTGTGCTGCTACTGCAACTTGATTTCCATAATCCTTCATATTTAAAGTATTTGGTGTTACAGAAATAGCCTTCATTGCACCGCTAGTATCACGGCCTAATTTAATATATTGAGTTTGTAATCTTCTTACACGATCTTCGGCTACCTTGCCAATTGTGTCAAACTCTGCTTTAAATAATCTTCCAAATGTTTTTGTAGATCCTCCCGCATAACGGAAGTACTCTCGCATTGAGAGTTTGTTTTTTTCAAGAGCATTTGTAAAAGATTCTGTAGATGTTCTAACAACACCCATTTGTGCTGAAAACTTGCCAGTAGCATTTATTGAATTCAGCAGATTCTGCTGCATATTTCTTTGCTGAGCAGCAGCAGAAGCACTACCCTTTGCTACTGATGAGTGGAATAGTGCTAACTGTCGCTGTAAACTCTTAAGTTCTGCTAACGCCTGAGACGTATCAATATGTACGCCAATATTGGCATTAACATCACTCATTTGTCACCTCATTATTTAATTATTTGCAAGAACAGTGTTTAACAATGCATTTGCATCTTGCAGTTTTACCCCTGAAGCAGACTCAATTACTTTATAAACAGTTGGAAGATCAATATTTTCTTCTAACTTTTTAGCATCATCTGCAATGTCTGGCTTATATTGCTTCATAGCAATTTGAACACACTCAATAAGAATAGTCGTTGACTTATCATTATCTTCTGCCACCTCTGCTAGTTCTGCAAACTTTTTCATAAATGGACGTAGTAATGAAATTTTAAGCGGTCTCGCTTTAATTTTAGTACCGTCCAAAAGAACTAGTTCTACCTCTTCATACGTGCTTGTTGCCATTAATTTACCCTCCTACATAGGCTATGTTAATTATAGCATGACTAACTTTATTTTTTATTGTCTTATTTTGTTAAATCTTCGTAATCTAACCCCATGCCAATTCCAAACCCTGCTTTCTTAGCATTTTGTCCTTGTAAAGCCAAGATATCTTTGCTATCAGAGGTTTGTCCCTTACTGAATACTCTTGCTTTCATGTCTTCCCATTCTTTTTGTCCTTTATTAGATCCAGACTGTTTATCTAAGTCTACCCCCTGAATTGCAGCAAGAAATTTTTTTTCTTCATAATCAAGTTCTCTACGACTTGATAAAGTAGCCATTAATTCTGGCATAGATAGTGATTCTTCTAATTCCATGTAATCTTTCCAAATACCCAGCAAAAATACTTCGGCCTCAATTTTTGCTAAGTCTAGTTCTGACCAAGTTGATCCACTTTCTGTTGCTTGATTTTTAACAGTTTCTTCTGATTTTTTATTTATTTTAATGCCAGAAGAAATGTCCAATATGGTATAAATTGTTGGTAAGTCAAGGCTGTCTTCTACATCAGATTTTGTTAATTTTATTTCTGGATAATATTGTTTCATGGCAATTCTTACGCACTCTATCAAACATTCTATTGCCTCATCATCATTTTTGGCTTTTTTTACATACTCAAATGCTTCCATAAACTCACGTAAATATTTTATTTTTAATGGAACAATCTCTAATTCTGTACCATCTACAAATTTTATTATTTTATTTTGATAAACAGTTGTTGCCATAATCTTTCTATTCTATCATAAAGAAAACAAAAAACCCACCTGATTAAAGGTGGGTCTAATGTTAATCTAAAATTAGATTATGATTGACCAAATGTACGATCTACGATCTTTCCATATGATCCTGACACATCTTCTGGTAGAAGACGGAATGAAACTTCAAACATTGACGCTTCGTCACGTTTTGCGGATACAGTTACGTTCTCAATTGATAGAGCACGATATGCTGTGTAAACACGCTCAACAGAGTCAGAGTTGTCGCAATCTCCAGTTCCTGGTCCAACAGCAACGATTCCTCGTTCTACT